ACGTAACGAACTTGAGAAGGTATTGGTGGTGGTTTGGGTGGCGGAGGTGGCTTAGGTTTAGGCTTCTCCGGCTTCTTTTCTTCAGAAGGTGTTGTACCCTTGACTCCAGGAGGTGGCCGAAGGTCGTTAGGGGGCACCACAAGCGGCTTGTACGAGGGTAAAGTAGCTCGTGGTACCTCCAGTACCGGACGGGGTAGTTGAGGGGCCTCAGGGAGCCGTAGAACCGGCAGTACCGGTGGTGCTCCCAAGTCCATTACTTATCACCAAAAAGACCACGCTCGATGAAATCAACGGCTTGGTCATCAACAGTGTTATCAGATTGCTCAGCCAATTTGCGGAGCAGGTCAACAATCAATCGCTTTACTTTGTCGCTGTTAAGAAACGACATAAGAACGGGACGGATAAGTGCAATCATTGTTCTAAGTTAATAAGGTTTATTACCAAGGCACACCAGATGCCTTAGTCGGTGCAGCTTGCTCATCCAGTTGAGCTTGAAGTGCTGCCTCAATCTCGGTAACTTTCTCAGCACCGAATTGTTCTTTGACCCAGCCAACCACAACTTCTTCAGTAAGGTCAGCAAAGGGTACCGTCACTTCACCGTCAAAACCGAGAGAACCGTAGGCACCAGAAGAATAGGTGCCGTCTTCTGCGGTAACGGTGTAGTGAACAATGTTGACCTTGCCATCAGCAGTGGTGCGGTCAAGGTTTGCTACTTTCCAAGTAAAGGTGGTCATTCTTCAGGCCAAGGTGTAATAAAGGTTTCAGGGTTGTCTACCATTGTATCCGTATCAGGATCGTAGACTTTGGGTTGACTTTCAAGCAGTGCTTTCAGTTCGTCAACTGTGGTAACTGCAGCAATCTGTGTTTCACGCTGACCGCTAACAGTGCGGATAGCAGTGCGGTACGTTGCTACATTAGCTGGAATCTCAGTACCAGCTTCTGCTTTACGAGTGACGTACCAGTCAGAACGTGCCAGCAGGCTGCCAGCAATTTCTTTCTGTTGTTTGATCCACTGGGTTTTGAGTCCAGTGTTAATAACTTGAACGCCGTCTTTATCAAGTACAGCATCCCCGTTCTCATCAACAGCAGGTTCGTCCTCAAGACGCTTAGGAAGATCATGGTCCCAATAGAAACGAGTGTCTACGGGTGCTGGATCAGGAACCCAGACAATACCAATCGCATCCTTTTGTTCTTGAGTAAAAACTCTGTTCCAGTTAGTAGGATAAATAGCGCCGTCCGCATCAACGAACGACTTGCCAACATAAATCGGTTGACCATTAAGTTGAAATGACATAATTGTTCGTTAATGTTATCGGGCAGTGGCGGGCGAAACACCGGAGCCGCCGAATGGGTTTTCAGCAAATGCCATGTAGATATAGTTACCGCCTGATGCGTTGGTATTGGATTCGTTGAAGGATTGAACTCGGAAACCGTTGGACAGGAAATCTAAGTTCCACCAGCCTGAACCGTTGCCGTCAGCTTCAGATCCACTTGTATCTGGGAACAAATAATTATCCACAATGTTGTAGGTATTCCGCTTGTTATCCCAAATGCCCCAACCACCACCAGAGCCGTCGGTGCGCTTAATTATGACCATTGACGGCTTAAAGCCTAGGTATACAAACGGACCTGAGTTTGCTGAGGTTGCTCCGTTGCCGGTGTAGCTGCCGAACTTGCTGTAGCCTTCGACTTCGGCAAAGCAGTAGGCGACGTAGTCAACACTTGAAGTGTTCACCATTACGCCAGTTCCAATTTCAAAAACAGTAGAAGTTGGCTCTGTATTATTCCACGCATACTGGGAGGTAGTTACGCCAGTGTTTGAATCTAGATTTAAGTATTTAGTTGCTCCAAGCGAAGAATGATAAACTTGCCAACTGGCAGTGCTATCACGATTTTTCACCACAATAAAATCAGGTGCCACACCTAATCCGTGAGCCACTGTTGCACCTGCTGTGTTATTGCCTGTATAACTAACAATCGAGAAACCAGCCGATGGGTTGGCGCTTACCGTGCTAGCGATTGAACCGCCAGAAGGTGTTGAGGTGCCGTTTGCTGCTAGCCAGTTCCAAGCGACGTATGTATAGCCGTTGCCATTAGTAGATCCAAAGCTAGTGTTTTCACTACCCAAAGTGAAACCTGTACTGGTTGGAGTTACGCTGCCGTCTGTGCTTTCGGCGTCAGGTGCACTAGAGCCGATAACCTTGGTAGAACCTCGAATTGCGTCGTACCAAGCGTGGTTACTAGTGGTGCTACGAATTTTGATCCAAGTCAGATCAGGTTGGAAACCAACATCGGTCCTGGCATTAGTTGTACCGGTGCCGGTATAAAGAACCGTATTAAAATTAGCCGACCCATCGGCAATGTCCGGCGCTGGGCGATTTGCAGTGTTGATGCCAACAAATCCTGTTGGAACGGTGTACTGAAACCCGCTTGCACTGCCGCCAAAGTTTGCCGTATAGCTGCTGTTGTATCCCGCGTAAGGTGTCCAAGCAATAGACGTATCAAGGTCAGTTGCTACTGCATTAGTGCCTGCGCCTGGGTTGCCACTTTCTAGCCAAGTACCGTTTTTACCAAACCAAATTGAGCCATTTTTGTAGGCAACCATGATCGTGTCACCGTTGCTGTAACTACCTGAAGTGACACTCTGCCCACCAGAGGAAGCTCCGCTAGTACCAGAAGCATAGTCAAAATAGACACCAGCGTTATCTAGAATGGCTTTGTAATCGTATTGATAGCTAGCAGCATTTGCTTCAGTATTTGAGGAATAACCAGAAGCATCCATTAAGCCAATATAAGTCCTGTAAATGTCAATCGAGTCCGCAGTTATTTCAAAATAGTATCCATTAGTATCGCCTGGTTGAATGGCTTGCGTTGCAAAGAAGTGAGAAGCATTGCCAGCCGTGTCACCAGACAAATTACCTTCTGAATAATTAGGGATATAGTTGCCCTTGTAGTCCTTATAGACAGGATTCCAAGTAACCCAATTGTTTGTCGGCGTGTCGTTAAAAACGTCCGTTCCAGTGCCGGTGGTGGTGAAGCCAGAAGGCGAGAAGTTATTGCCGTTGCCGCTGTGGTCGTGACCGATGCCGTTAGTGGCAGAGGGGTCGAACTTTAGGTAGAAGCCGTTGTTACCCCACGGACCAGTGAAATCCTTGGGCACCCACACGCCGTCAGCGTTGTACTCGCCGAAGGTGGTTGGGTCTAGGGCTTGACCATCAACATGATGGACCTCAGCCATATATCCGTTGAAGTAAAACGGGTTGGCATCTGCTCCAATGCGGTGTGAGACTGCCTGGTTCCAATAGCCTGTAAAATTTTGCGAGGGCTCCTGGTTTGGATTAAATGAAGTCTCTCTAACTCCGTTGATGTAGACCCTCTTGCGCTCACTGGCTGTGGCGTTACTGGTGTCGGAGACAAAGACGAAATGCATCCAAGCGGAAGGGTCTCGAAATTGCCTTACTGTCTTCTTGTTGAAGGCAAAGGTGCCACCGTAATATCCCCAGAATAAGGTGTGAGGCGTTCCTGTCTTAATTGCAGCCTTTTCGTAGGAGCTAGGTCCGGCCATCCAGATCACGCCTTCACCATTGGGAACGGCGTATTTCACCCAAACGCTGATCGTCCAAGTACGCCTGTTGCCATCAGAGGCGGGAGTGCGGCTTAGATATGAGCTTCCATCAAACCGCAAGCTCTGCTCGATTTGATAAGAGGCGGCACCTCCGCCGCCCCAAAATTGTGCATGATTCATTAAGCAATACCCTCCGTCCAGTTACCAAGCAGGAAAGTAGAACTATTAACGATGTAGAACGGTGCAATAGCGGGGAACGCAGTTGGAGCGGTATAAGTACTACCTGGGAAGTCCCAGCCAGTTGCAAACGTTGGAGCAGCGGTAACACGGATAAGACCGCTCATACCGGCGACACCGTTAGTAGGCAAGGGGATAGTAATACCAGCACAAGTCCAGAAGTTACCACTATTTAAATTCATACCGCCTACACCTGTAGTAATAGTATTCTCAACACCGTAGACACCGCCGGAGAACTTCGTTTTACCGTCGCTTTCGATGCGAACCCGCTCCCCTGAGTTTGTATAAAAGCGCGTATTAGCGTTCTCTCTATTTTCAATAATAAAATCAGAGCTACTATTTAACGTTAGCTCTACACCATCGCCGGCTGCTTCCCCTGTTGTACTGTTCGTTAGGCGTAAGCGCGGTGAAGACGAATCGTGAAGAACCAGTTTTGTTCCACCATAGCCGGTGCCACTAGACGTGCCAACTAAGAGGCGGCCCGCGCCGTCGATGCGGACAGTTTCATTTCCGCTATCAGCAGGATGATCAATGCTTGTTACGTTACGTTTGAAGATTACATTTGCCGAACTAGAAGTTCCCGCAATATAGACATCATTACCCTTGCTACCAAACTTCGCCATATTTGACGAAGCAGTTTTGACGGTTATGTGTGCTTGAGGTCCCTTTTCAATGTGCAGTTCGCTTAGGGGGCTCGCGGTGCCAATCCCTACTTTGCCGGATGAGTTGATTGTCATCCGTTGAGTTGGAGTTACGGAACTGGCTGCAGTTGTCCAGAACGAAAGATCACCTGGCGACGCGCTTGCACTAGGTGTGCCGTTTATAGATGAGCGGATCTCAGCACTACGATTATTATCTTGGTCGCTAAAACGAATAAGACCGACAGTATCGTTATCAGCCATGTCGGCTGAAGATTCACCACGGACAAGGTAAGCGTTACCCGAACCAGTAGAGACAGAACTATTTCCTCGAACAACTAGCTTGGTCGGACCAGTAAATGAGGTCGCTCCCACCAGCAGCCTGCCGGAGGAGTCGATGCGGGCATATTCACTATCTGAAGCACTGCGGAATACAATATCGTTTGCATTGAGATAAAGATCATCCGCAGAGTTGATATTTAAATTAGTTGAATTAGTTCCTCCAGTTGTAATGTCATGACTCGCTCCGGTTCCACGAGTACCTTGAATAACGACTGAGCCATCAGTTGCCGAAATATGTAGTGGAGCACTAGGGCTCGTAGTGCCGACCCCTACATTAGAACCAAGACTAATAATACCGGTTCCATTCGGATCAATAACGATATTACCGTTACTAGCACTTGTAATGGTTTGACCGTTTACGTCAAGGTTACCACCAAGTTGAGGCGTAAGGTCTTCTACAACTTCGTCAATGCCACCGATTTGGGTATCAACATAGTTTTTAGTAGCAGCGTCTTGAGCGGAAGTAGGATCAGCCAGGTTAATAATCTTATGACTGCTAACGTCAACTTGACCATTGCCATGTGGATCAAGGGTAATGTTATTATCAGCCGCAGTAATAATAGCTGCATCAACCCTAATCTTACCTGTGCCGTGTGGTCCGATGTGGACGTTACCATCACCTGCACTGGTAATCTTAAAGTCGTTAACGTCTAAGTCACCGCCAAGTTGCGGAGTCGTATCCGACAACAAGTCAAAGGCAATAGAGCCAGTAGGAATGGTAATAAAACCAAGCTGTTGGTCTACCTCAAAGATTGGGTCATCGGTTTGGTTACCACCAATCTTGAACTTACCGTTGTGGTCAGTGATAGCAGTCCAGATCTTACCGTCGTTAAGTTCAGTAATCTGTTTGGTTTCATCAGGAACACCACCATTTTCAGGCAGTGCATCGTAGTCCATACCGCTACCGACGTACTCCATCGTGTGACCGCTAGAAGCGATCTGAGAACGAAGGAAGAACGACACAGGATCGTTGTCAGCGATGTCTCCATTAAGACCATCGTTTAGGCTACGGTTGCTAGCATTGGGTCGGCTGATCTTAACACGGTAGCCACCAGTAATTGCAGTGGCTTCCAAAATAGGATAAGTAACACTGTTGACCGTAACCAACATGTTAGTAGCCGGAATGTTAGCATCACCAAACCAGCCGCTGCCTGCAGCAATATTGTCAATGTCAAAGGTTTCAGAACCACTGGTTTTTGCACCGTTGACGCTTGCAGTAAAGATAGCACTGGTAGACTTACCATCAGCAACAAGTGCCTTTTCACCAAAGTCAGTGGTAGAAGCAGCCAGGTTAGCCTGACCACCGTTACGTGCTTTGATGTGGTACTTGTTAAAGAATGCGTAGCTACTGGTAGCTTGCAGGTAACCGTTGTTAGTAACAAGGATACCAGGACCATTTAGACCAACGTGGGTGTAGCTGTCGCAAACCATAGACCGCAGGGGACTAGAAGTGTGCGGCACAGCACCATCGACAAGCAGACCACCACCAGTAGGTTCGTTGGTAAGGTCACCGCCTTGACCACCAGCAGGGTTGTGAGGATTAAAACTGCTAGTGTTTACAATCTGGCTGTCAGAGAAGTTAGTACAGTTTTGAATGTACGGAGACTTAGTAATAACAGCATTATTGTAGAACGCAAAGTTCCAGCCTTGACGCTTAGGAAGATCAGGGTCTAAGGTGTTAGGATCGCCAGAGCTGTAAGTACCAGCTTGAACGCCAGTCAACGTCAGGTTCTGAAGGAACGAACCACTGTTCAATTCAAATAGTGCGTTGTTGCCATCAGCATGATCGCCTTGAGTTGCAGCACTAGGATGTACAATAGTACTACGCAGTGCCATACCAATGATGGACACGTTACGACGTTTGATCTGGATAGGTGCTGCTTCTTCGTAATCACCAGCAGCCACAATCACGGTCATACCGTCACCACCACCAGTCACTTCTAACTCAAAACCGGAACCACCACCGCTACCGAGATTGGAATCAGCAGCAGACAGAATGTCACCAATCTGATAATCTTCTAGCGTAGTTGTGCTAGTAACTGTACAAGCAGTAATGCTACCGCCAGACACAGTAATATTAGCTTGCAAACCGGACCCACTGGTACCACCAGTCAGCGGTACGTTAGAGTAGCTGCCATTAGCGTAACCAGAACCGGCAGTCTTAATAGACGTGCTGATGTCTGCGTTAATGTCTTTAATAGCTTCTTTAATAGTTAGTTTAGGTCCGCTAATACGGTGACCGGTTTTACTGTCGTCACCACCAGTAGAATCGACGTAAATAACTTTATCTTGGGTACGGAAAGAACCACCAGAAGCAACGTCTAGCCAGGTGCTACCGTTCCAAACCTTAAGAGTCTGGTCATCATCATTTTGCAACCAGGTTTTACCAAGTTCCCAATCAGACCCACTAGGAGTGCCAGTCTGGACAAGAGTGTCAAAACGACGGGAAGCGGCACTAGAAGTAAAGATGCTGTCGTCATCAGGACTAGATCCTGCGTTTTGTTCAGCATAAGTAATAATGTCACCAGCAGAAATCCGGTCAAGGTCAACAGAACCTGCACCAATGCCAAGTGTAATCGTACCGTCACCATCGTTGGTTAAGGTAAGACCAGTACTATCAACGGCAATGTCACCAGTAATAGCGGCATCGATCATGTCGTCGATCTTTGCCGTAGTAGCAATCGTGGTGTCGTTGTTAGGATTAGACTCAGCAGACGTAATGATGTCAGCGTCTTTTATACGGTCAAGATCAATAGAACCAGCCCCAAGACCAAGAGTAATAGTCCCGTCACCATCATCGGTTACCGTAATACCACTGCTGTCAGCACCAATATCATTGGTAATAGCAGTGTCAATTTTGCTGTCAACACGGTTGTCAACAGCTAAAGTAGTAGCAATAGTAGTGTCATTGCCTGTCCAAGTTTCACTACTTGTAATGGTTTCAGTACCATCATCGAAGTAATTATCTTCAAGATACTGTTTAGTTACAGCGTCTTGTGCGTTAACAGGATCAGCCAACTCAGTAATACGGTTGCTGTTCATATCGACATTGCTGTCAAACGAACCGTTAGTTTGAGTTACAAACTGATCCTCAATCTCTTGAACAGTGTAAAGTGTTTGGAGAAAGTCGTCGTTAAGATCCTGTGCACGGATGGCAGAGCCCGCAAAAAATTCATTCCGCAGGCTGTTAATATCCGTATCCCTAAAAATCCGTACGTTAGCAGTACCGCTTGGGGGAGCAGCAGTAAACGTAATTTCAGTTAGAGTTGAAAACGTGTAATCAGTGTCTTGAGTTTTTAAGGTACCTCCGACAGAAACTTTAACGTCGGATTCCTCTAGATATTCAAATGGAATGTCA